CAACACTTTACAGATAATGCTGAACTAAATAAAGTTTTAAATGAAACAGTTGGTTTGAATGATAAGTCACAAGAAGAAGATGAGTGGCCAACAATGGGTGGAAGTGCATTTGATAGTACAAAAATGGCAGAAGCTCTAGGGTATGGTGATATTGGACCTGGAGGTAATCAGGAAGTACAGAGGCAAATTGGTGCAGTTCAGACTATGAAAGATGCTGGAGTTACTACCGAACAAGTACCTGAAGGTGTGGTAAATGCTTTAACAAAAGATTATTCTGCGTTAATGAAACATATAAATAAACAAAAAGGTAAATAATGGCAACCGTAAGGGAACTAAATGAAAATGATGATGCTAGATTTGGATTAAAATTTCCACTGGAATATAATAACCAACAAGGTGGTTTTTTTCCAACTACCAGAACAATAAAAGAACAAGCATCATCTAATTTAAAAAACTTGATATTAACTAATAAGGGTGAACGAGTAGGTCAACCAGAATTTGGTACGAATATTACTTCAATTTTATTTGAACCTCTTACCCCAGATATTGGTGATAGAATAGAGGCTTCAATTTCTGAAGCTACATCAAAGTGGTTGCCTTATATAACATTAGTAAATATATTTACCTCTGTACCAGAAACTAATCCTAATATGATTATGGTACAAATTGAATTTTCTATTAAAGTAGATGATCCTAATTCAGTAAATACTATAACATTTACCTTTAACAAAGGGGAATAAGAATGGCAAGAGAAATTGAATACGGTACTAATATAAAGGCCGTCAAAAAAGATGTAAAATATTTAGGTAGAGAATTTTCTACCATTAGAGCCAATTTAATTGAATTTGCTAAAACATATTTTCCAAATGCATATAATGATTTTAATGAAGCATCACCAGGTATGATGTTTATTGAAATGGCAGCTTATGTTGGTGATACATTAAATTTCTATATGGATAATCAATATAGAGAATCTTTACTACATAGTGCAGAAGAAAAGAAGAATGTATTTAAACTTGCACAATCATTTGGTTATAAACCAAAATTATCTAATCCAGCTGTAGCTATTGTAGATGTTTCAGTTGAAGTTCCAGCTGAAACTATAGATGATGATAATTATAGGGCTGATTTAGATTATGCTCCTGTATTAACTGCAAATAGTATGTTCGATAGTAATACTGGCACTACTTTTAGGCTAATGGATGATGTTAATTTTAAAACATCATCTTCATTGGATACACGAACATCCATTGTTTCAAAAATGGATAATGATGTTCCAACACATTATAAATTAACAAAACAGGCATTAGTAGAGTCTGGAAATCAAACAGAACAAAGATTTACATTTGGTAATGCGATAAAATTTAATAAAGTAATATTATCGAATCCAAATGTTGTAGAAATAACATCTATTATGGATGATGATGGTAACAAGTGGTATGAAGTTCCTTATTTAGCACAAGATACTGTATTTGATGCAGCTGAAAACAATCCCGTAAATAGTCCAGACATGAGTGCATATTCAGTTGATACTCCGTATGTGATGAAGTTAATTAAAAGTGCACGAAGATTTACAACTTATGTTAGGAGTGATGGAAAAACAGAATTAAGATTTGGTGCTGGTATAAGTAGTAATGCAGATGAGGAAATGATTCCAAATCCAGATAATGTTGGTTCATCATTGAGTACTGGACTTTCTAAATTAGATACAAATTTTGATCCAAGTAATTTTTTAAATACAAAAACTTTTGGACAATCACCAAGTAACATTACATTAATTGTAAACTATACTTATGGTGGTTCTTTAGATGATAATGTGTTGTCTAATCAAATAACAGAAGTTAATCTTGCAAATGTTATTTTAGCACCTGGTGGGTTGGTAAATTCAAAAGTTACAGATGTTAAAAATAGTGTTACAGTTACAAATCCAGAACCTGCTACTGGTGGTTCGAGTGGAGATAGTGTTGAAGAAGTTAGACAGCGAGCTATGGCATATATGAATACACAAGGTAGGGCAGTAACATTACAAGATTATGTAACTCGTGTATACTCATTACCACAAAAATTTGGTAATATTGCAAAAGCATTTATATTACAAGATGAACAATTAGACCAAGTTGCTGGTGGCGAGGATGGTGAAAAGCCTTCATTTAAAGAAATAAGTAATCCACTTGCATTGAATATGTATGTGTTGGGTTATGATTATAAAAAAAACTTTGTCAATTTAAATGTTGCAACTAAACAAAATTTAAAAATATATCTATCACAATATAGAATGATGACAGATGCTATCAATATTAAAGATGCCTTTATTGTAAATGTTGGTGTTAAATTTTCAATAATAACACAACGAGGATTTAATAAAAATGAAGTGTTGATGAAATGTATTAGTAAAATCAAACAACATTTAAGTCCTAAGAAATGGCAAATAAATCAACCTATAATAATAAGTGATATAGCTTATCAAATTTCATTAGTCAATGGTGTTGCTAGTGTTGTTCCACCAGTTGAGGACAATCCTGAAAAATCAATGGTTGTTATAGAAAATCTTTATGATGGAGATGCGGGTTACAATACTAATGTTTATGATTTAGATGCTGCAACTAAAGATGGTGTGATATATCCATCATTAGATCCATGTATCTTTGAAATTAAATTCCCCGATAATGATATCGAGGGTAGAGTAGTGGGAGATATTTAATGTATTATTTTCAATATCCAACATCCGACACAACAATTTATGAAAATAACCTAAGTTCATCACTAAATGCTGGTAGTGATGAAATTATAGAGGTACTAAAAAATGTAGATGAAACTGGTACGGTTGTTTCAGTTTCTCGTATATTAATGAAATTTGATTATACTGATATAACACGAAAAAGAACTGCTGGTACAATACCAACAGATGCTAAGTATTATATAAATCTATATGATGCTGGTTCTCAAGAATTAAAAGTAGAACAAGATTTATATGTGTATATAGTCAATGGAACTTGGAATCAAGGCACTGGTCATTCATCTAGTAATCCAGTTATAGAAGATGGTGCTAGTTGGAAATATAGAGGCGACACCACCACTAAAACACAATGGTTAAACGGTAGTGATACACAAGGTGGTAATTGGTTTACTTCAAGTTTAAGTGGTCAATATAATGTTAGCTCATCTTATAGTTTAAAATATGGAACTACAGATTTGAGAATAGATGTTACTGATTTGGTTAATAATCAAATAGTCTCAAGTTCAGTATATGGTAATAATGGATTTATTATAAAAAGATTAAATACAGCTACAAGTCAAAGTGCTTTATCTATATTTGATCCAACAACCGCTACTGGTTCAGCTGAACATAATACGGAACATTTGGGTAATTTAAGATTTTTCTCAAAAGAAACAAATACTATATATCCACCAAAGTTAGAGGTAGAATGGGATGATTCAGTTTGGAATACTGGTTCTCTAGATCCACTATCATCAACAGACTTAGAGAGATTGAATGTTTATTTCAAAGGAATTAAACCTGAATATAAAGAGAAATCAAAAACAAAATTTAGATTGGTTGGTAGAGAATTATATCCAACAAGAGGGTTTGGTACTACACCTGCTGCATTGACAGTAAAATACTTACCAAGTGGTAGTAGGACATTAGAACAAGGAACTTATTATTCTGTTAAGGATGCATTAACTGATGAGGTTGTAGTTCCATTTAGTACTGGTTCAATTGTTAGTTGTGATGCCAATGGAAATTATTTTAATATTTGGATGGATACCTTTCAACCAGAAAGATTTTACAAATTTGAAATTAAAGTAGTTAGTGGTAGTGGAGCAGACCAAACATCAATGATTTTTGATGAGGGTTATGAATTTAAAGTGGTGAGATAATATGCCGTATTCAATAGAAGAGTTAAAAAATAAACCATCATATCAAAATATAATTGAAGCAGATAAGAATGATTTAAAAAAATATTTTGAAGATGAGGAGTTACGGGCACAACAATCTGGTTCTACTATGGAGGCGGTAAAGACTTTACGAGATGAGGAAGGTTTTATATTATCATACGAATCACCATTTGAAGAAGGTAAAACGATGCCTAGCCCAATACAAAAAGTTAGATTACCAATGGTATATCCAAATGCGGTAACAGAACAACTTAGGAGTAAGTTATCAAAAGAAAGAGAGTTTAGTGAATTTATACCTAGAAAATTCTGGCCACCTGAACCACCAGCTGAAGAAGATGATAAAGAACCATTTACAGAAAAAGAAGCAGAAGAAAATGTAAAGAAACAAGAGAAAGAAATTGATGATACTAAGGCTAAAGACAAGGCAATAAAGAAAGTGGCTGAATCTACTGGACAAACAACAGAGAAGGTTAAGGAACAGACAAGTAACAGAAGGTCACCTGGTAGACAAGATGAAGATGACAGTAATGATAATAGAAATCGAGATAGAAACTATGATTAATAAGATTTTAATATGAAGAAATTTACACTAGATAAAAAAATATTTGACCAAGTAACAAGTGCAAATAAAGATTATTCTTCATTTGGTATAGAAAATTCGCCTAATAAAATAGACTATATCCAATTGTATGTTATGGATATGAATGATAAAGTTTTAGCTAGAGATTACCTTTCACAAGATGAAATTAGTGTTGTTGATAATCAAGTTGTTGATTTAGATATCGGACAGCATTTAAGAAACATGGGATTTACAGAGGGTGATTATAAAGTTAAATATTACTTTATGAGTGCTTTAGCTGGACTACCTTCTAATGCAGATAATTATGGTGAAGCTAGTCATTATTATTTAAATCCAGACCAAACTATATATTGGGGTA